GTGAGCGCGTTGCGCTGATCCGTCAAGAGCGAGCCAAGGCCGCACAGGCGCAGCAGCAGATGGAAATGATGAACCAGAGCGCGGACACGGCACAGAAGCTCGCCAGTGCGCAGACCGACAAGCCGAGCGCACTGAGCAACGTGATCGAGATGTTCTCTGGCTACAACACGTAAGAGGTGAACCCATGCCATTCATGAAGAGTAACGGCCCATTTCTATATGACGATGTGACGGGCGACATCGTCGGGATCAAGGACGTGGACGGGAGCGATCAATTCTTTGTCGCGTATGGGTCGACAGGGCTCAACAGCGCGAGCCGGGCGGCTTTGGCTAGTACTGGGCTTGGGGGTAACTCCGATCCTTATCTGGGGGTCGTCGCCAATCGGTGTAGCGTGCCAAACCAGTTCAATGCAACCCTGCGTCAGGGGATGGCCCGTTCTAAGCATTACGCGACGGACAACATCAAGGCGCTGGCGTTGGTCTACGTGAATGCGTGGGTTCGCCGAACAGGTGGAACAGTTGGCGAGGTAAACACAGGGGCTCCGGCGACTTTTACGGCAGCCATTGAATACCCGTCTGGAACTATTGCAGCCGTTGTCACGTTTGGCGGCGCGACATCTGGAACGGTCGCTGACGGTGGAACACTACAGAGTGACAGTGTGCCCGTAAGTATCCCAATTGGTGCAGCATTTTTTGTTCGAACATGGATGAGTTGTGCGGCAGGTCTTCCCCACTACTACGGTGGTGGGCTGGCTACCGCTACCGGCGTAAACCCCGCTGGCGAATCGTTCGTATTCAGCACGACAACAACGCCCGACACCACGCAAACACCGGGCAATTTCTCAAACCAGTCGGCCAACTACTTCTATCGTCCAGCAGCCATTATTGGCATGACGACCAAGCCGTCTTTCATGCTGTGCGGAGATTCGCGTCTTGGAAATGGTGTGCTGAACGACACCATCACAGATGGTTACGGATTGGTCGGTGAAATCGAGAAAACTTTGGGTTTGACCTACGGGACGATCAACGCTGGCTGCGGTGGTGAGCGCGTTCAGAACGTCGCAAGCACTGGTTATACCGTTCGTGGATCACTTATTAAGTACGTTTCGCACGGAGTTGTTTCTTACGGAATCAACGACATCTGCAACTTCGATGCTGCTGGAGCCAGATCAGCGGCCCAAGTTCAGTCCGACATCACCACGTTCATCAGCCGTTTTGGAGGGAAGCCGGTCTATGTGGCTACGTTGAGCCCCGTCTCAACATCAACAGACTCGTGGGCAACAACTGGAAACCAGACGACGCACGCGAACAACGCGGTTCGGGTAGCGCACAACGCTTGGGTTCGGTCAATTGTCCCGCCTGTAGCCGGCTACTTTGAAGTAGCTGATGCAACGGAATCTGCGCGAGATAGCGGAATTTGGAAAGCCCCTAGCTATACGGCTGATGGAACCCATGGAAATTCAACGGGGACAACGGCGGTTAAGCAATACGGCGGCGTGACGCTGCCAGCAGTTAATCACTGAGCATGCCCTCCAAGAAGCCCTCCCATAAGCACCGGGGGCTTCGCAGTCCGCCCGACCTCGTCCCTGACTCACTTGTTGAAGCGATCAGGGGCGAGTCACATCTGGCGATGGCATTGGTCCGGGAACTCGGACTCGATCAGCCGATCCCCGTGGTCTCCGGGCTATGGGTGCACGTACCGATGCGCATCGCCCCGACACTGCGGGCATGAGCAATTTCGACCCCTTGGACACCCGAGCTCAGGAGCGCGCCAAAGCCGACAAGGCCGCACGCGATCGACTGACTCGAGAGGATGAGGCGGACGGCATCAAGTGGCTCATGGGTAGCAAGCGGGGGCGTCGGATCATCTGGCGCCTTCTGGATCAGTCGGGTGTGTTCCGCCTTAGTTTTAACACCAACGCGATGCAGATGGCATTCGCCGAGGGCAATCGAAACTTCGGCAACCGCACCCTCGCGCTGATCCACGCGCACACCCCTGAGCTCTATTCGGTGATGGTTAAGGAAAACGCAAATGAGCGAAACGCTGATGACGGAAACGCCCGCTGACACCAATCAGGGTGAGGCCGCATCGCAAGCTGCCGACAGTGCGCAGGGTCAACAGCCCGGTGCTGAGTCGGCACAACAGCAGCAAGCGACCGAAGGGCAGACCGCGGACAGCACCCAGCAAGGTGACGACGCAGGCAAGACCGAAGGCGAGGGGGACAAGCCGCAAGGCGCCCCTGACAAGTACGAGTTCCAGGCGCCGGAAGGCTCCACGCTTGACGCAAATGTGATCGAGCAGTTCTCGGAAGTTGCCAAGGAATTGAACCTCCCGCAAGAAGCTGCGCAGAAGATCCTCGACAAGATGGCGCCCGCAATGGCGGCCCGTCAAGCCGAGCAGATCGAGACGATCCGCAACGAGTGGGCAGACAACGCCCGCGCCGACAAGGAGTTCGGGGGCGACAAGCTCAACGAGAACCTGGGCGTGGCCAAGAAGGCCCTCGAGCAATTCGGATCGCCGGAATTGCGCACGCTGCTCAACGAGTCCGGCCTGGGCAATCACCCCGAGGTGATCCGGTTCATGTACCGAACCGGCAAGGCCATCAGCGAAGACCGCTTCGTCGGTGGTGGGAACTCCGGCAATGCCGAACCCGCAACCATCGCGCAACGGATGTACCCGAACATGAACCCGTAAAGGAGCCCACACATGGCAACCCTATCCACTGGCCAATTGACCCTGGCCGATTACTCCAAGCGAATCGGGCCTGACGGCAAGATCGACCCCGTTGCAGAGTTGCTCTCGCAACAAAACGAGATCCTCGAGGACGTCGTCTTCAAGGAAGCCAACCAGCCGACCAGTCACGTCGTTGCAGTTCGCACCGGCTTGCCTGCCGTCTACTGGCGCCAATACAACGCGGGCGTTCCGTCCAGCAAGTCGACCACCGCTCAGATCACCGAGCCGTGCGCGATGCTGGAGTCGCGTTCGCACATCGACGCAAAACTGCTGCAGTTGAACGGCAACTCGGCCGCCTTCCGCTTGTCGGAAGAGTCCGCGTTCATCGAAGCGATGGGTCAGGAAATGACCTCGAAAATCTTCAACGGTAACGTCGGTTCCGACATGAAGACCTTCTCGGGCTTGGCCACTCGCTACTCGAGCACCTCGGCCGGTAACGGCGGCAACGTGATCCTGGCCGGTGGCGCGGGTTCCGACAACGCCTCGATCTACCTGGTGGTGTGGGGTGAGCAAACCGTGTTCTGCCCATTCCCCAAGGGTTCGCGCGCCGGTCTGCAGTCTCGCGACCTGGGTGAGGAATCCGTGCAGGACGCGGCCGGTGGCTGGTATCAGGCCGCTCGCTCGTTGTTCCAATGGGATGCTGGCCTGGTCGTCAAAGACTGGCGCTATGTCGTTCGCATCGCGAACATCGACGTCTCCGACTGGGTTGGCGTGACTGGCACACAAGCCTCGACCGCTTCGACCAACGTCATCAAGCTGATGATGCGCGCCATCGCTCGCATCCCGAACTTCCAGATGGGTCGCGCTGCGTTCTACGCAAACCGCTCTATCAAGGAAGGTCTGATGATTCAAGCGCTGGAGAAGTCCAACAGCGCGCTGGGCATCAACCAAGCCATGACGCAGTTCGGTCAGAACATCCAACAGCTGACGTTCATGGGTATCCCCGTGCGCAGCGTCGACGGCCTCGGCATCGCCGAATCCCTCGTGTCCTAATTCGGTGAAGGAGAATCCACCATGCCAATGACCGATGCACTGCTGCAACTGTCGAGCGCACAAGCTGTCACCGCGACAGCCGTCTCGACCAACACCATCGACCTGGGCGTCAACCGCGACCTGGGTCAAGGTGAAGACCTGTACTTCGCGATCAGCGTGGACGAAGCGGCTGCGGCCGCGGGTGCTGCGACTGTGACCTTCCAGGTCATCACCTCTGCTGCCGCGAACTTGGGCTCGCCCACGATCTTGGTGCAGACCGATGCGATCCCCAAGACCGACCTGACGCTGAACCGCAAGCCGATCTTCATTCGCTTGCCATCGGCGATCCTGAACGCGCAGCCAATCGGCCAGCGCTATCTGGGTATCCAGTACACGGTCGCCACTGGTCCGCTGACTGCCGGTAAGTTCTCGACAACCATCACCCTCGAGGATGTGGGCGTCAGCAAGAACTACCCCTCCGGCTTCACCGTAGCCTAAGAGGTAACCGATGCCTAAGTACATCACCGACGTCAACCGCTGGATCTCTCACGAGTCCCGCATGGTCAAGGCCGGCGAGGAATTTGAGACCGAGTTCCCCAAGGGCCCGGACGGCAAAGACATGCGCTTGTCCGACACCTTGCGACTGGTTGAACCCAAGTCGGAAGGCAAGGGTAAAGCGACCGTCAAAGCCAAGCCCGAAGGTGATGGCAAGGGTGCCGAGGACCTGGTTTAAATCTCCCTAGCAGGAGCCAGTTGAGGGGGCCAAGGGAAACCGCGGCCCCCTCTTTTTTGAGGGGTTGGACATGGCATCTGAAGTCGACATCTGCAATTTGGCATTGAGCCACCTGGGCGACAACGCCACCGTGGCCAGCCTCGATCCGCCAGAGGGTTCCGCACAGGCCGAGCACTGCGCGCGCTTTTACCCGATGGCGCGCGACACCCTGCTCGAGATGCACACGTGGCGATTCGCGACGCGCCGGGCGACACTGGCCGAGCTCACGAACACGTGGGGGCAGTGGGAACACGCTTACGCGAAGCCGTCGGACTGCCTGCGCATCATCAGCATCATCGACCCGGCCATCACGGACGACCTTGAGACACTGGGTGCCAAGTCCGCGCAGCACTTCACGGTCGAGATCAACGACGATCTGGCCGAGGTGATCCTCACTAACCAGGCCGACGCGGTCGTGCGCTACGTGGCGCGAGTGACGGACACCACGACCTTCTCGCCCCTGTTTGCGATGGCCTTGTCGTGGCACCTGGCGAGCATGATCGCGGGACCAGTCATCAAAGGTGACGTCGGGGCGGCCGAGGGCAAGCGCTGCGCACAGATGGCACAGGCGTGGCTCAGTAAGGCGTTGGTGTCGGATGCCGCCCACCGCAAAGTTGAGCCACTGCACGTGCCGGATTTCATCGCTACGCGCGGCATGAACATGAACCTGACAGCTTGGGGGCGTTGAGATGGCCAACATCAAGACCCTCCAACGCTCATTTGCCGGGGGTGAAGTCTCGCCCGAGATGTTCGGCCGCATCGACGATGTGAAGTACCAGACGGGCGCGGCCCGAATGCGCAACTTCATCGCGTTGCCCCACGGCCCGGCGACCAATCGGCCCGGCTTGGCTTTCGTGCGCGAGGTCAAGACCTCGGCCAAGCGCACGCGCCTGATCCCCTTCACCTACAGCACCACGCAGACCATGGTGCTCGAGTTCGGCGACGGCTATATCCGCTTCCACACACAGGGCGGCACCTTGCTGTCGCTGGGCGTGCCTTACGAGGTCACGACACCCTACGCCGAGGCCGACCTCTTCGACATCCATTACGTGCAGTCGGCCGACGTGCTGACCTTGGTGCACCCGAACTATGCGCCGCGTGAGTTGCGTCGCATCGCCTCGACCAACTGGACGCTGACCACGATCTCGTTCACGCCAGACCTCGCTGCCCCTGCGGGTGTGACGGCCACGGCCACCGTCGGGGCGGGTGCGACCACATACAGCTACAAGGTGACGGCCATCTCGAGCAACGGGATCGACGAGTCGGTCGCATCATCGGCCGCAACCTGCACCAACGACCTGCTCACCACCGGAAACTACAACACCGTCACGTGGTCGGCCGTGGCCGGTGCCAGTCGGTACAACGTCTGCAAGGAAAGTAACGGGCTGTACGGCTACATCGGGCAAGCCGAGGGCACCAGCTTCGTCGACGACAACATCGCGGCCGATTACGGCAACACGACCCCGATCCAAAACAGTCCGTTCGCCGGGGCAGGCGACTACCCGGGCGCGGTGTCCTACTTCGAGCAACGTCGGGTTTTCGCTGGCACGACAAACAAGCCTCAAAACGTATGGTTCACGCGATCGGGCACTGAGTCGAATCTGTCGTATTCGCTGCCCACGCGAGACGATGACGCGATCTCGTTCCGCGTTGCGGCCCGGGAGGCCAACACGATCCGCCACCTGGTGCCGATTGGCGACCTGGTCATGCTCACCGGCTCGGCCGAGTGGCGCGTGCGATCGGTCAACTCCGACGTGCTTACCCCCACGACCACCAGCGTGCGCACGCAGTCCTACGTCGGCGCGAACAACGTGCAGCCGGTGATCGTGAACAACAACCTGATCTACGCGGCCTCCCGTGGCGGTCACGTGCGCGAGATGTCCTACAACGACACGGCGGGCGGCTACGTCACGGGCGACCTGTCGCTGCGCGCGCCGCACCTGTTCGACGGTAGGAGCATCGTCGACGCAGCCCTGGCCAAGGCACCCACGCCGATCGTGTGGATGGTGTCCAGCGCTGGCACCTTGCTGGGCTTTACCTACGTGCCCGAGCAACAGGTCGGCGCCTGGCACTGGCACGACACCGACGGCACGTTCGAGTCGATAGCGGTCGTCGCTGAGGGTGACGAGGACGCGCTCTATGTGGTGGTCAAGCGCACGATCAACGGATCGAGCAAGCGCTACGTCGAGCGCATGGCCTCGCGCCTGTTCATCGACGCCGAGGACGCGTTCTTCGTCGACGCTGGCCTGACCTACACGGGCACGGCCGTCGCGACCATCACAGGCCTGGGCCACCTCGAGGGTAAGGTCGTCAACATCCTGGTCAACGGTGCGGTTCACCCGCAGCGCACGGTCAGCGGTGGGGCGGTCAGTCTGGAGATCCCTCTGGTCGATGACGACGGCAACCCCTACGACATCACCGCGCACATCGGCCTGCCGATCGTCGCCGACTTGCAGACCTTGCCGCTGGCAGCTGCGGTCGACAATGCGTTCGGGCAGGGCCGGGCCAAGAACGTCAACAAGGCGTGGTTGCGGGTGTATCGCTCGAGCGGGATCTTCGTCGGCCCGGACGAGGACAACCTGACCGAAGCCAAGCAGCGCACGACCGAAGCCTATGGCTCGCCCCCGGCCCTCAAGTCCGAAGAGATCCAAGTGTCGGTAACGCCCTCGTGGCGCGACTCCGGGCAGGTCTTCGTGCGGCAGGTTGACCCGCTGCCCCTGACGATCGTCTCCCTGACGCTCGAGGTCGCGCTGGGCGGGTGATCGGTGCACGTATCGCCGGGGCGGGGGGTTACCGTCTCGGCATAGTGCTCGAACCCACGCCATGACACCCTTAAACGCAAACGTCGCTCTCATGGGTATAGGTGCCGTCGGCAGTGCCTTCGGTGCCTACTACTCCGCGCAAAACGCCAAGAACAATCTGCGCTTTCAAGCGCAGATGTCGGAGATCAACGCCCGCATGGCCGAGCTCGGTGCCAAGGGCGAACTCTTGCGTGGCGAGCGCGAGGTGCAGTCGTCCAAGCTCAAGACCGCACAGGTCAAGGGTGCGCAGCGCGCCAGCATGGCGGCCAACGGCATCGATCTGGGTGAGGGCACTGCCGCGCAAGTTCTGACCACCACCGACGTGATGGGCGAGATCGACGCGAACACGATCGCATCCAACGCGATCCGCTCGGCATGGGGCTATCGCACACAGGCGCAGAACTATCGGGGCGAGGCTGCAGTCGGTCGGGCCACGGCCTCGGGTATCAACCCACTGGCCGCTGCCGGGTCGTCCCTCATTGGTGACGCCGGTCAGGTGGCGAGCAGCTGGCACATGATGAACAAGGCCGGGGGATCTCCCGGATTCTCAGGCGGGCAGTCATCTGCACCGATCGCCGACCGATCTTTCCGGAGGTGATTGATGCCGCGCGTACCTTCATACGACAACTTCACCGCACTTCCCACTGCGCAGCCTCAAGTCGCTGCACGCGTCCCTGATGCACCGGATCTAGCCGGGCGCCAGATGGCGCAGCTTGGCCAGAATGTGAGCCGCCTGGGCAACGAGGCCGCACGCATCACGCTGGACATGACCCAGCAGGCCAATCAGGTCCGCGTCAACGACGCGATGAACAAGGCCGTGCAGGCCAAGCTGCGCCTGACCTACGACCAAAACGAGGGGTTTACGCACTTGCGCGGTGACGCAGCGCTGACCCGGCCCGACGGCAAACCGCTGGATGAGGAATGGTCGGGCAAGCTGGGCAAGAGCCTGGAAGAGATCGAGACGGGTCTGGGCAATGACGCGCAGCGCTTGGCATTTCGCCAGCAGGCCGACCAGATGCTCACGCAGTTCCGCGGATCGGTCACGTCGCACGTTGCCAAGGAATACGGCGACTATCAGGTCAGCGTGCAGGACGGCACGATCGCCACCGCACGCGATCAGATGGGCCTGGCGTGGGGCGATGTCGACGCGGTCGGCCAGTCGACCAACGCGATCAAGGCCGCGGTCGCCGAGAAGGGTCGACTGCAAGGCTGGTCTGCGCAGCAGGTCGAGGCCAACACCCGCGAGGCCCTGTCGCCCGGTCACGCTACCGTTATCGCGAGCGCACTGGATGCGGGCAAGCTCGACTATGCCCGCGAGTATTTCAAGCAGGTCGGCGCCGAGCTCACACCGAACGCGCGATTGACCATCACCAAAGCGCTCGACGCCGGTGACTTTGAGGCTCGCACGCAAGTGGCGGCCGAGAAGATATACACGAAGAACAAGGGCGACACCGCTGCGGCACTGGCCGAGGTGCGCGCCACACTGTCGGGCAAGGACGAGGACGAGGTCGTCCAGCGCATCAAGGTCTTGGACTCCGAGCGTGTTCAGTTGCGCGAACGCGTGCAAAAAGACGCATCCGACCAGGCGTGGAACATCTACGCGCAGACCGGGCGCATGCCCCCACCTTCCGTACAGGCCGCGATGGACGGCAAGGATCTGGTCGCACTGCGCCGCACGGCTCAGGCCGACGCCGAGGCGCGCGCTGCCAAGACCGAGGTCAAGACTGACCCCAACGTCTACTACGCGCTCACGCTGGCCGCTGCACAGGATCAAGCCAATTTCAAGCAGGAAGACCTGCGCCGCTACTTCGACCGGCTCTCTCCGGGCGACCGCAAGCACTTCATTGACTTGCAGGCCAAGACCGCCAAGGACGAGGACGCGGCCGACATCTCCTCGCTAGAGCAGCAAAAACGCCAGTACGTCGACCTGCTCAAGCTGGACAAGGACAAGGCCGGCATGTTCAGCATGGAGGCCGACAAGGTACTGCGCGCTGCGCAAGCTGCCAAGGGCACCAAGCTCACCGACGTCGAGCGTCAGAAGGTGCTCGACCGGATGGTTCTGCAAGGCAGCGTCCCCGGCTCGTGGTTCGGCTCGAACACCCGCCGACTGTTTGAGGCACAGGCCGAAGGGCAGGGCGGCAAGTTCACGCCGACGTGGAGCACTGAGCAAAAGCGCAAGGCCACGGCCGCACTCCAACGCCAAGGCATCAAGACACCCACCGAGCAGCAGGTCGAGGCCACGCTGCGCGCAACCTATAACATGCAATGACGCCCATCGACGACTTCGAAGCAGCTGCCGCTAAGGTGGCCGGTCAATCCTCCGGCGACCCAATGGACACGGCCGCCGCGTCGGTCGTGCAGGGTCAGCGCACATCGCTGCGCTCTAGCCTGTACGGCGCACTGCTCGAGAACCCGGACATGGCGGCCCGTGCGCAAAAGCTCGGCCGCAAGACTGGCATACCTGCCGACGTCGTGGGTCGCAACCTGCCCGAGGTGGAGCGCAACGCCAAGCTCGACGAGTTCGACCGCGTGCTCGATCGCTCGCCTACCGTGGCGCAGTGGCTCACCGAGCAGAACAACGCGAAGATCGCGCACGACGACGTTGAGAATCTGCTCGCGATCGAGGAAACGGCCAAGCAGTTCGGCAGCATGCGACCACTCGAGCGCTCGATCATTGGGTCATTTACCGAGCCCGTGCGGCGTGGCCTAGCTCAGGGTCGTCGCGGCCTCACACTGCTTATGCACGACATGGGCTTGTTTGACGGGATGCAGCGCCAACGAGACGCGGCGCGCGCCGCTGCGGGATTGCCCCCGGAGGGGAACTCGTCCGTCGCTGTGCAATTGGCAGATCAGCAGCGTCAGGTCGAGCGATTCCCAATCCCTGACAACATTGCGCAGGGCATGCAGGAAATCAGCGCGTCCAAGACGTTCAGCGAAGCACTAGGTGCCGCTGCGCGAAACCCCCGCGCCATCCTTGAGACAACACTGCAGTCACTTGGTGCCAGTGCTCCCGCACTTGTTGGCGCCATGGCTGGTTCGACGGGTGGGCCAGTTGGTACGGCAGCCGGCGCCGGGATGGGTAGCTTTGCCGTTGAGTACAGCAGCACCTTGCAGGACGTGCTTGACGAGCGTGGGGTTAACGGGCGCGATCCGCTGGCGATCTCCAACGCACTCGCCGACCCTGAACTCATGGCGGCGGCACGCGAGAAAGCGCTCAAGCGTGGGCTCCCGGTGGCGGCGTTTGACGCGCTGACTGCGGGCTTGGCCGGCCGATTGCTGGCAGGAGCGAAGCCGACTGTCGCCAGTGTGGCGTCGCGCAGCGCGGGGGAGTTGGTACTGCAGGCGGGTGGTGGTGCTGCCGGCGAAACCGTTGCCCAAGTGGTGACGGGTGAGTGGAAGCCGGGCGACATCCTGATGGAAGCCCTGGCCGAGATCCCGTCGGCGATCACTGAGGTGCCCGGCAACTTCCGCCACTCCCTGCAATCTGCCCAATCGGCCGAGCAGCGCGTGCAGGTCGTCGAGCAACTCAACACCCTGGCCGAGGCCAGCAAGGTGCGCGAGCGCGACGCCGACACGTTCGAGCAGTTCATCGCTCAGGCGACGGACGGGGCGCCGGTCCAGAACGTCTACATCGACGCGAACACCCTCATGCAGTCCGGCATGGGCGACCAACTCGCAGCCGTCTCCCCGTCGGTGGCTGCGCAGTTGCCGACGGCACTGGCCTCCGGTGGTGAGATCCAGATCCCCGTGGCGGAGTACACCGCACGCATCGCGGGCACCGAGTACGCGCAAGGCTTGATGGACGACTTGCGTGTCGAGGGTGAGCAGTTCACCCGACGCGAAGCGCAGGAGTTCATGCAGAACCAGGCCGGCGAGCTCGAAGCGGAGTTCGACCGGGTTCTCGCCGAGAAGCAGGCCGACGACACGTTCAAGGCCTCGGCCGAGACGGTCAAGGCTGAGATCAAGTCGCAACTCGACACCGTCGCGCGGTTCACCCCTCAGGTCAATGAGGCCTATGCCTCAATGGTGGGGAACTTCTATGCAGTGATGGGCGCGAAGATCGGCGCGACACCCGAGGAGGTTTTCGCCAAGTACCCCCTGCGCGTGCAGGCTGAGGCCGTGCAGAGTGGTCCGGTGTTGGAGCAGGGTGGTCAGGTCTCCGACTGGGCAGATCGAGAGATCGCACCGGTTGGGTCGTGGGTCAAGGCCGATTACAAGCTCGCCGACAGTCAACCGGTCTATCAGGTTCGTGATCTAAACCCGTCAGATCTATACCTGCCCGAGTTGGACGAAAAGGGTCGCCTACAACCTGAGAAGCGAAAGTATCTCGATTCGTACACAGAACGCGCCAAGGCTGGGGAAGTTCCGCCAAGCATTACCGTGATCGAGATGGAAGACGGTCGCCTGCGCGTGGTCGACGGTCATCGTCGCGCACTGGCTGCGATGGCTGCGGGTAAGAATATTCGCGCACTGGTTTCACCACTGGTTAACACCCCGGATGGTCGCAAAGAGGCGACGGTTGAGAACATCAAACAACTCAACCAATCCGCACAATCCCAGCCCCTACCCGCAACAATCGAGGTAGACGGCAAACAGCGCCCGACCACCAACTCCAACGGTCAGCCCATCGCGGCGACCGAGGAGGGCGTGCGCAACTTTTGGAAGTGGTTCGGCGATAGCAAGGTGGTCGACGCTTCGGGCAAACCGCTGGTGGTTTACCACGGGACTGCTTCGACCGACATCACAGAATTTCGCCCACGAGGCGGTCGTAACGGCGAGTGGCAAGACGCTTTATCTCGATTCAAGGCTGCTCAGGTAAGTAACGCACGTGTCGGGTACATGGCGTTTCGTGACGGATCGTTTTTCAGTCCAAAAGCGGACTACGCGGGCCATTACACCCGCGAGGGTCAAGGGGTCATGTACCCTGTGTACGTCAAGGCCGAAAACCCCGTGTTTTTTAACCAAGTAAAAAAGGGGGACGTCACCGGAATTGACGCCAAAAAGACACCTGACGCGCTAATTATGCACACCGACGGGGATGTGAATGAGGTGGCGGTGATCGACCCCACCCAGATCAAAAGCGCGATCGGCAACTCGGGCGAGTTCGACCCTGCGAATCCGAACATCTTGATGCAGTCGGACAGTGAGCGCGACCTCATGGTCACGCACAACCTGACCGCTGCGAACCTGCTGCACGCGCAGAAGATGGGTGGCCTGCCTGTGCCCAGCTTGGCCATCACCAAGAAGGACACGCCGCTCACAGGGTTTGGCGAGGTCACCCTGATCGGCCCGCCCGAAATGGCGGACCCCAAGGGCTACGCGGGCACCAAGGTGTTCGGCGCCGACATCTACTCGCCTCGCTACCCGAGTGTGAGCTACGAGTTCACGGGCAACATGCGCAAGCGCGGCGAGGCCCAAGTCCAGGGCGGGCTCGAAGCGACGGATTCCCGCATCGAGTGGGATGAGGTCGAGCGCAACGGATCGCGCGAGCTTGAGCGCAACGGATCGCGCGAGCTTGAGCGCACGGCCGGGGTCATCTGGCAGTTCCTGCGGGAGCGAGGAGTTGCTCC